GTAGCCGACGGCCCGGGCGTCGCGGTGCCAGTGCCGTCCCACCACTTCCAAACATAGGCAGCCACTCCGCTGGTGTCGCCGGTGGTCTGCGCCGTGAACGTCACCTCGTAGCCGGTCTGGTACTGGAAACCGAGGCCGTAGTCGGGCGTGAGAACCAGCCCGGTATAGGTGGGCAGTGTCCAGACAGTGCCGTCCACCAGTGTCGGAATCGTGCCGGTGCTGAAAATGTCCTCCATCCGGTCGTTGGTCAAACCCGTGAGCAGTGCGGACACCGGTGACGGGCTGGCCACGGTGTCGTTAGCCGGATAGTACGTGGACTCCTGCTGCGAGCTGGCCACCGTGCCGTAACTGTTCATCGCCGCCAGCCAGCCGCCCGGCGTGGTGCCGGTGTTAGTGGCGTCCAGGGCGAGCAGGATCGGCGTGCAGGGATTGGGGACGCAGAACTGCACCTCCCACGGCTCAGTGTGCATCCGCCGCAATGCGTAGCTGTAGATGATCAGCTGGCGCGAGGTGCCCCGGCTGGTGTCGCTCAGCGCATTGGTCAGCTCCACGCTGAACAGGTACGCGCCCGAGATGGTGGTAGGCACGTTGATCGTGAACACATCCGTACCTTGAATGTTGTAGCCGCTGCGCCCCTCCAGCAGCTTGTACGCGTAGACATTTGAACCCAGCGTCAGGTTGACGACAAAGCCGTCGAAGTCCTGGTCCAGCAGCCCGACGCAGCCGCTCGTGATGGTCAGCTTGTACTGGCCTGCCGGGAGGCTGGTGCTGTTGCTGAACTCCAGGACGCCGTTCTCGCCGATGACCGGCTGCTTTAGGTTTCCGTCGAGGCCGACGATGCTGGGCATGTCTGTCGGGTCCACGCCGTTGTCCCCGGGCGTCAGCGAGTCCAGGTCCGTCCAGGCCGTGGCCGCCGGGTTGACGCTGGCGATGGCGCGACTCTCCAGGTACATGTAGATCGGCGTCAAGCCGGAATGGCCGTCGTAAGCGTGCGCACCGGTCAAAACGCTCAGCCGCAGCGGCAGCACGAACGCCCCGGCACGTTCATCGGTGGGCGCATAATTTAACGTGGGTGTGGACGCGGCGTGGGTCGCGTCCAGCCAGCCCACGTACAGCGGCTTGGTCGCCTGGTCGAGATCGCAAAACCAAATCTTGTCCCGAAACACGTTGGTCTGGGCCATCAGCTCCGGCGCGGTCGAGCCGGTGATTGCCGACCAGAAGGTGTTGGTGCCGGGCAGGTACCCGTACTGGTTGCTGTACGCGTGCGTGCCGTAGGCCGTCATCTCCAGCGTCTGCTGGCCCAGCGTGTACTGCGCGGGCGGCAGCCTGCCGCCGCCAAGGCCGGTCTCCTGGTAGCGGTCCTCGCCGGTGTAGACGCCCATGCTGTCATAGCGCCGGACCAGGCCGAGATTCTCCGATTGATAGGACGCGGGCAGGTTGTCCAGCACCACCCAGCCGGAACCAAGCACGCGCAGCCCGTAGCGGTCCTGCCGGTCCAAGGTCAGCACCCGGCCCAGCGGGTACGGGCACAGGGTGGGCGTTGGCTGGTAGTTGAGCACCATGGCCAGGTCCGCCGCGCTCTTTTCGAGATTCCACAAGCGCAAGTCATGCAGCTTCAGGCTCGCCCCGGAGGCGGAGACCAGCAGGGATTGGTCCGTGTCGTCGGGACTGGTCAAAGGGAAGGAACCGGTCAGCGCCGTGGGCGAGACCAAGCCGCCAGAGACGGTCCCGTAGCCCAGGGTCGCCGTCTCGGCGTCCTTGGTCAGGTAGACAAAATACCAGTCTCCGTACGCAAACGCCGTGGTGGACCCGACCGAGACGTAGGTGCCGTCAAACCGGCGCACGTAGCCGATGACCGCGCGACCCGGCGTAAGCGTCAGCTTCAGCGGGCCGCAGCGCACGAAAACCTGCTCCGTCAGCGGAGCCACGGTCAGGTTAACCCAGAACGCAACGCTGGCTTCCTCCGCAATCTCCCGGAACTTGGTCTGTTGCAGCCAGGCGCTGGAGAGGGTCAGCACCCAGCCGAAATATGGATCGAACACGCGGTCGCTGGCCGTCAGCCCGACCCAGGTGCTGACATCCGCCTTGTAGCTGTGGTCCGCCATCAGCAGCTGGTCCTCGGGATGCTCGTCCAAGGGCAACCAGCACACCAGCCCGTCCCGGTGGTGGGAACCGTAGAAAGCGGGCAGGTCTGCCACCAGCACGCCCTGGCAAAGCCCGACGTGATAGAGGCTGTAGGTCCCGTTGAAAATGGTGTCGTAAACCGTGCGCGTGCAGCCGGGCGTGCTGCCCAGGCCGGGGTCCACCGGCTTGGGATCGCTGGTATCGTAAACCGTATACGCGGACAGGTCCCGAAACACACCCTGGTAGCCGATGGCCAGCTGGCCCGGCTGATAGGTCGAGTCCATGGGCCGGGTGTCATAGGTGTATCGGAAGGGCAGCGCCTGGCTGGTCACGCCGTAGACATTAAGCTCCGCCCCGCTCTGATCCCGGAACACGGTGTCCGTGCTGAGTATGTCGATGCCGACCTCCGTGCCCGCCAGATAGATGTCCAGGTCCGCCAGTTCGCCGCCCACCACCAGGGAGCGCCGCCAGGCAAAATCGTCGACCGCATACTTGAACGCATCCAGCGTGCCGTTGAGCGGATCATCCTCTTCATCCTCCGCGCGCAGCTGATAGGCCACTGTACCGGACTCCTTGTCGGCCAGGGACGGCTCGTTCCGGATGACTTCCGTGCTAAACGGCACCCAGTACACCACCACCTGGGCACCCGGCCAGTCGCTGGAGTTGACCCAGTGGTAGACGCCGGTGGCGGCGTTGAAGGTACCGGCGCTGATGTTGTCCGCGCCCTGGTAATAGCCCAGCTGCGGGTTGTTCGGGGACGACTCAGCGGTAAAACTGAGCTGACCGCTGATCGGCACGATGTCCCAGTTTTGAATCCAGGTGAACGGCGAGGTGAACACCTCGATGCCGCCCGAGTTAATCCAGTCGCCCGCGAACGTCAACGAACACTTGGTCTGCGTGGCCAGCAGGCCACCGGCATATATCTGCGTCCAGTTGGTGGCCCGCGTGCCCAGCCACCAAAAATCATAGCGGACGCCGATCACCCCGGTCCAGGTCATGTACACGTACGGAATGGGCGAGACGGACGCCAGCGCCACGCAGTCCGGCAGCACCGAGATGGTGCCGTCGTAGACGGTCGTGCCCGCCGAGGCGGTGAACAGCAGGCTCTCTGTCCCGTACGCCGCGTAGGGCGCTTTGTCGTCGTTGAGGAAGCCCACCTGGCTGCGCCGGGGCGACCGCGTGGCCGCCCGGGTCTCCTCCATGGCTTGCACCACTTGCACGCCCGCCGCCACCATGTAGCTCGTATTCAGCTGCCGCGTCAGCGCCGGGTTGGCTTCAGCGGGGTGGGTCACGGACGTGCCGTAGTCGGCCACGCTCAGCCAGTCAACCGACAGCGGGCTGTTGGCGTACGTGCCGCCGGTATAGGGCATGTACGGCGACACCGCCGTTCCGTAGACAGTCACCGGGTTGGCCGCCAGGTTGGCGTTGGTCGTCGTCGCCCGGCTGCCGAATAGCTCCTCGGCGTGGTCCATGTCCATGGTCAAGCCCAGGTCGAAGTAGCTGGACCGGTACTTGATCGCCGAGAGATTGTCCTCGATGCTGACCACGCACAGGCTGCCGGTCGTGGCGAAGTTCAGCACCACTCCGTTGAAGCTGTCCCCCTCGGCAATCGCCTGGAAGATCACGCCGCTGTTGGGATCGGTCGCCGACGCCCGCAGCTCCGGCAGGCCGCCCGCCAGGACCAGGCTGCCGCTGTAGGTGGTGGCCGGATCAGTGCCTGCGAATGGGTGCGTGATGGTGCCGTTGGCCACCGGCCCGACGATGCTGGTCTGCACCCATGGGTTCATGCCGTCGATGCTCTCCGGATAAAAGCCCGTGCTGCTCGTGCCGTTGCTGGCCGTGCCGCTCCAGCTGAAGAAGGCTCCGTCGCGGTAGGCGAACGGGTCATAAAACACCGAGATCGTCTGCGCCGGAAAGTACTCCGTCTGCGCGGAAAAATCCGCGTCGTTGGCCGGATCACCCACGTCGTTGGGATTGCGCGGCGACAGGCGCGTCCAAAGCGGCGTGTACCGGACGTCGTCAAAACCCAGAATCCGGCCCAGCACCTCGAAGCTCTGTGCCGAGCCTTTGATCTTCAGCCGGGGAAACCAGGTGTTGACCAGCTGGATGTGCGCCTGCGACTGCCCGGCGGCGGTCAGGGCCTGGCTCTGGTGGAGCACCGCGCCCAGCGTGGCCGCCAGGTAGGACAGGATGTTCGCGTCCACCTGGCGCAGCAGGTCCACGCCGTAGCGCACGTTGGCAATGCTGGACAGGGTGAGGCCCAGCTGGGACGCCGCCCAGGTTGAGAGGTACGGGCTGCCGTCCGGCGGGGTGGATGGATCAATGTCCAGGCTGCGGGTGTAGACCGTGCCCCATTGCCCGGTGATGTCCACCAGGACGGCGTTGTTGCCTGTTTCCGGCAACGTCCCGGGCGTCCAGAAATCGCCCATCTTCTTGGTATACGACCGCAGGTCGCTCAACCGGTCCTGAAACCCGCCAATCACCGCGCTGACGAGACCATTCTCGTCGCCGGTGACGACGGCGTTAGGCAGCTTGTTGTAAAGCAGACCTTCGATTAAATTGCCAATGCTCACGACGTAACTATCCGCTTCGATCCTTTTTCAAAGAACCGGGCGGCTGGCCCGTTTCTTCTTCCGGTGCCGCATAAACCGGCTCAGGTCGTCGCTGCTGGCGGGAAAGGGCAAATCGGCGTACGGATCGGATTTGGCCGCGTGGTCAAATTTCACATTCTCGGGACCGTTTTCGGCCAGGGCTTCGGCCATGCGGCTGAACCGTTGATACCAGGTCCCCACGCCCAGCTGCGGATGCGCGTGGTAGGGCGCATAGCGCTCCAAGGCGTTGAACAGGTTAACCCAAGTTCCCGCGCTTCGGCTGTCCGGACCGGATAGCTGGGTCACTGTCGTGCCGTAGTACTTGATCAAGGCGTTCCTGCCGGTCGTTCCCGGCACCTCCTTGTAGGTCCAGGCGCTGGCGGGCAGCTCGTTCACGTAGCGCTGTGGATCAACGCTGTCCGCGCTCTCCTGCGCCGCCGCGCGACCGTGCTGCTGGATGTAGTCCGTGGCGTCCCGCACAAAGCGTTGAAACGTCTTGGGGTACCGCTGCCGGTTGTACCAGTACTTCTCGGCCATGCCCCAGTGGCCGTTGCGCAGCCGGGCCAGCATCTGCTCCGAGTTCAAGCCCTGCCGCCGCCAGGAGTCCACCATGCTGGCCGCCCAGGCCATGACCTCTTGCTTCTGCTGAAGATACCGGTCCTGGTCCAGGTGTCCCCTGGGCGTCACCCAGGCGGTGGCATCCGCTGTGACTTTAGCCGGATCGGACATGTTGGTGAGCTGATGCCCGTGGACCAGTTCGTGATAGATCACCGGCGCGTATACGCGCGTCAGCTTCTGCTGGCGCAGCATGTACCGGTCCGGCACCCGCAGGTAGACGCCGGTGTCGGTCGCCATGCCGGGCGTGCCCGGACACAGGGCCATGTCCGGATGCTGCTCGAACTTAACGCCAAACTTGGACAGCTCGTCGTTGGCCAGCGTGACAAACACCCGGGGGTCGTCGTTGCAGCTGTCCTGCGCCTGCTGGATGATCTGGTTGATCTCCTCCATGTCCGCCTGGCTCGGTCCCACCGCCGCCTCGTGCATCAGCCCGTGCTGCTTGACCTTGGAAAAAAGCAGGACCTCCTGGTGCCGGGGTGCCTGGTCATCGTCGCCCGCGCCCTTCCAGACCATGCCGTAAGCCATCCACTCCGCGCCGTCCTCAAAGATGTCCATGCCCTCCAGCTGGTCGCAGGTGCCTTTTTTCACGTAGGCGACGGTCAGGTGCGGGTGGTATTCCGGATGCCGGTCCTCGTTGGGCACCTCGCGGCTGATCTGGCTGTTGAGGTGGCGCAGCCAGTCCGACTCCACGTCGCACTTGACCACGTCAAACTTCTCGTTCCGGAAGAGGCTGACCTTGCCCACCGTGATGGGGAAGGGCTGGGTCGTGTGCGCGATATTGTAGACGCTGGCCGTGGGAATCGGCTCGGTCATGCCGAACTTCACGGTGACGTGGGCCTCCAGCTCGCGCCCCATGTCGCCGTTGTCGCCGACGAACAGGACGTCGTCGGGGATGTTCAACTCGCCCCACTCCACCACCCGGTCGCCGATCTCCGTGGGCGCGTCGATCATCAGGCAGGAGTAGCTGTACGCCTTCTCCAGCAGCAAATCAGTCAGTCTCGTTGCGTTCATTCCAGGCTCCAAAAGAACCGGGGATGCGCGCCGGTTGAGGTTTCGTCCAGGATCGCCGGTGACGTGTAGACGCCCTGCTGCGCCAGCAGGTTGAAGACCTCGCGGCCCACCGCCTCCTTAAGCGCCGCCTGGCCCGGCACCGTCAGCGCCGGTTCGGCGTCGCACTCCAGGGTGATCCGGTCGCCCAGGTCCGCCAGGTGGACGCTGTACAGTTCCGCGCCCACGCGCTCCGCCGCCGCTTCGAGCACCGGCTGAAGCTCGCGCAGCAGGCTGTCGCCCAGCTTGAGCTGCAACTGGTTGCGGTCCTCCGGGAACCGGGTCATTTCCAGCTCCAGCAGCGGCGTGCTACACTCTTCGCGATAATAGTCCGCCGACGAGTCCTTCTCGTCCGGCCACCCGCCGTCAGCTTCAATTCTCTCGGTGCTGATCGCCCCCTTGTGCGCCTCCAGCATCATGCTGGCCAGGTCGTTGTCGTATTCCAAGCCGTTGCCGTTATCCTCGGAGGCTTTCTCGAACGCCTCCGTCAGGCTCTTCCAGGGGACCAGAACCAGAAACACGTCTTTGCCGGTGCTGGTCGTGCCCCACTCACTCTTGATCGCATCCAATTCACTGAGGGCGAGCTTCGTGACCTTGGATTCCAGCTGATCCCGGGAAACCATGGAAAGCATGTTGGCCGCGCCGTTTTGCACGGCTTCGATGATGTCATCGTAGGTGCCTTGGGACTCCTCCTCGGGGTTGGGGTCTTTGACCCACTCCCACAGGTCCGAATCAGTGTACTCATTGAGCATGTCCCGGGTGACCACGACCCACGCGCCTTCGCCGGTGGGACCGCCCTCCGGGAAAAACACCTCCCGGTTGATCAGCAAATCACGGATATACGCGTACGCCTTGGGCGTAAGCCAGTCCAGGGCGTCGCCCAGGTCGGGCCGACTATGTTTGTCGTAATGATAATCAAACCAGTCGTACGTCTCGCCCTGGAACACGTCCGACGCCCAGTTTTCGTTGTCGAACAACACCGCCAAAGCCTCGTAGCCGTAATAGCCCAGCCAGGCTCCGCGCGCCTCCAGCTTGGCTGTGTCCGGCTTGAGGTAGTCAGCCGCCGATTTCAGGTCGCCGCTCACCGCCGCCCGCAGCCCCAGGAATAGCCCAAACCGTTTCAACTCCCGCGCTATCGGATGCCGGGCGTACGACTTGATAAACCGCTGGACTTCCCCGTTGCCTCCCAGGATATTGAGACAGGCCAGGGTGTTGCCGAATTCCCGGATGACTTTGTCGTTCTGATAGTCGTCGGTGGACCGCACGGTCGCCCGCCACTTGCCGCGCACGAGGGCGATCAACCCACGGCGCGCGGACCTGCCGTACGCTTTATCCGCGCACACCTCCCAGACCTTTGTCCGGCTCATGCCGATAGGTTCGATCTGGCCGTCCTCGATGTTGAAGGCCCCCAGGCACCGGTTGGTGTCAGCGGTCAGCACGACCACGGGAAAGCCGTAGTACAGGTTCCCTGGATTCCGCTCAAATCCGTTTTGCGGCCTGCCTAGTTGCAGCGCATTCAGAGCTGGCATGTCCAAGGGCCGGACAATTCGGACCGAGTTGTCCCTCCATAGCTCCTGAATGCGCATGTCACCACCGCGACGCAACCAGGCTTCCGGGTCAAAATTGTCGTCCGGCGGCAGGTCATGGTCCGCTTCATTAAGGCTCAGCGCCGCGCGCTGGCTGCCCGTGGCCAAGCGCGCGGGCGCGCCGGGCATGGAATTACCCTCAAACAGCCTGCGGGCCTCCCCCAGAGGCAGCTGAGGGTGCTCCAGCGGCTCGTGGCGGTCCGCCTGGCGCAGCACCTGAGCGGCTTCGGGCCGGTTGAGCAGGACCTTCATGCCGTCCTTGAAGTAATTCCGCCAGCTGCGGCCCAGCTTGTCGAAACCCATGGGGTCCGCCATGGAGCACACCCAGTACGGGTCCTCACCGTAATCGTCCTTGACGGGAATCCAGCGCGGACGGGTGGTGTCGTGATATACGCCGTCCGGCGTCAGCCGGAGAAAGAAGCGGTACAGGTCCTCGTTGTCCATCTTGGCGTACGCTCGCTGACACTCCGGGTCCTGGGGCACTAACACTGACCGCACCAGTTCGTCGAAAACGTCTCCCTGGGTGCGCGCACCTGTCGGAGTATCCTCCGTGGACGGCGACTCCCAGAACTCCCGCTTGATCTGCTGCCACCGGCGCTGGAAGCCAGCCAGGTTGGGCAGCTGCTCCAGGAACCATTCCACGTGCTCCGGTTCCACGTGTTTTTCCACGTCCATGTACACGCTGGATTCACCGTCCCGCTCCGGCCAGGTTTGCACCTCCTGACACCACTCCCAGAAAATCTTGGTGCTGCGCACCTGGCTGATCACGAAGGCCGTGAACGAATCCGCCGCCAGCGCCATCAGCGTTTTCTTCAGCTCGGGCATGCCGTCGCTTTCCGCCCAGCGCTGCTGCTCCTTCATTTCCAGCTCCTGCGCCTCGTCTTCGTCCAGGACCGGGTAGTCGCCGCAGAGCACCTTCAGGTCTTCAATGAACTGATCCCAGTCGTCCGGGTCAACTGCCGCCAGATACCGCTCCAGATCGCCGTTGGATTCCTTGGCCTTGTCCGGATCAATCGCCAGACCGCTGTCCTGCTGATGCAACCATGGGTAGCTCTTCACCATGTGCTTGAGATTAGCCTGATCATCGAAGCTGGCATACTGGCCGTTACTGGCGTTGGGAATCCAGTAGTTGCCGTCCCGGTTGGGTTTGACCAGCTCTTCCAGCTGCTTGGCGCGTTCGTAGCCGATGCCGAAAATCTGCTTGATGAACTCCTCCGCCTTATCCAGGTTGAAGTCCTCGTCATCCGCCCAGGCGGTGTAGCCTTCCAGGTCAGCTTCCAGCAGGTAGTGTGGCAGCAGTTGAGCGCTCATGATGCTGGCTCAAAGCCGATGGTTTCCCCGGGTCCGTAGACGTCAGGCTTGTTCACGTTGCCCCACTTCTGGATGTAGTACGTCTTGATTGCCTGCAAGTCATCCACGTCGAACGGTCTCCAGTCGGAGTACTGGCTGCCCACGTCGCACAGAAACCTGGACTTGCTGTTGACGTAGCCAGGAACACTGTACGCCCACTGCATCCGTTCGATCAGGTCGTCCAGGTCAGCCACCCCTTCCCCGGTGAACACCGTCGAGTCTGAGTTGTCCGTCTGAACCTCGCCGATGTACACGTCAAAGTACCAGCACGCTTTGGCGGCCAGGTACTGCTGCTGTTGGACGGTCAATTTCATCGAGCTAACTACCGGTCGGGAACAGCTGCGGTTTCTCGACAGAGGGCGAAGCCGAACCGGCGGGAGTCGTCTCCCGCAGGGAGACACTCCCTTGTAGTGTTAGGCACCCGCTTTAGCGGGGCCGAAGCGGGACTGCGAAGCAGGCCAGCGAGGCGTAAGGTTACTGTTAGGCTTGTAAGGCTATTTCTTTCGGCAATTTCCTCCGTTATCCCGGCAATTTTCTCCGGTATGTTCGGCAATTTTCTCCAGTGATCGGCAACTTTCTCCACCAGACCTGCAATTTTCTCCGAAACTAGCCTGTTTACAGAAAAAAACGCGCAAACAGACGCCAAAGACCAGGAAAACAGATTGCCTTCAGCGTATACGTTATAGCATAAAGTGTTCATAACCAGGTAGAAACGAATTGGTATTTTGATTTGTCTACAACCGAGCCAAATCCAGCTCAGCCGGAGCATAGAGCGCTTTGACGGTCCGGGTCGGACGACCCTGCGGATATAGCCGGGTGGCTTCAATCCGGGCCAGCTTCGTGGGATCGCGATACACCGCCGCTGCTGCTGATTTCGGGTAGGCGTCGGTCCACTTGATCCGGTCGGGCGTGAGCCGCTTGCTGTAGCGGTAGCGGTAGCCGGTGCGGCCTTCCCGCAGCCGGTTGTCGCACTTCTCCCGCTGTATGACGCCTTTTTCCCAAAGCTGCCGCAGCGTGAACCGGGCGTCCTCAGCGGACATCCAGGGCAGGCAGTGAGCCACGCGGCGGGGCGACATCACACACAGGCTCTGCGCCTCCACCGGCGCGGCGAGCAGGCTGTACACCAGGCAGCCGTTGATGCCCAGCAACCGGGCCAGGCGCAGATCGTAATAGCCGTACACCTTGCGGTCGTCGTTCTCCTTGATCCCGGCGTACAAGTCGAACACCTCTTTCTTGGTGATCCAAAGCCCGAGGGCGTGGGAGGTTCGGTGATAATCCAGGAAGCCTGCCGCCTGCGCGGTTTGAATCAAGTTGAACAACTGGCGAATTTCGCAGCCAAGCTGACGGGCGAACCACTGTGCGTTCTGATGCCAGGCGGCCTTGACGCCCGTCAAGCCTTTGTCGTGCATGTGCTTGGTGTGGGCCGCCAGCAGCAGAACCAGGGCGGAGCCGCGAATGCCCAGCTGGGGGATGTACTTGACGAAAAACCGGGTGCGCCGCCGGATAAACTTTTGGTCGTGCTTCAGTATACTTTTACGTTCTGACTTGGGGCGCTCCGACCATTCCTTGGCCGTCTGCGGTTCGGAGATGTGCTTTAAGACCAGCTCCGCTCCCGCGTGATCGCCGCGCAGGAGCAGCTGATTGACCAGGTCCAACATGGCGTTGTTGGATACCGGCTTGGTTTTAGTTTCGTTAAAATCGGCGGTAACTTGTAATATAGGCATACTTTAGCTGCCTAGAACCAAAAACTAAAGCAGCTTGCCTTGAACGGTCTCCGGACCGGCGCAGGGATGGTAGTACTGAAAGCCTTCTGTCTCCTCCAGCGTCTTCAAAAGCGCCCGGGAAGTCTTGAGCAGCTGCGGGTGCTGCCGCTCCGCGAACCAGACCACGTGCGCGCGGTTGTCCTTCTTTTTGGGGCGCATGGCGCGGCCAATGATCTGCCGGGCCACCTCGGGATCGGCCACGAAGTCGGCCACGACCATGCAGGAAATCTCATTGATGCTGATGCCCTCCTTGACCAGCGGCGTGATCAGCACTGCGCCGGGCGTGTCCTTGAACCACTGGAACATCTCGTCCCGCTGAACCGGGCTGTCCTTTTCGTGGCCGGTCAGGATGCGCACGCGCTCCGGGTCCACGGACTTTTTCAGGAGCGCCTCCAGGATGTATACATAAGCTGTGCGCGTGGCCACCACGACGGTGGACTTGCCCTTTTTGTGAAAGTAGCCGACCCAGGTGCGGATCATGTCATTGCGCTCGTTGAACTGGATAACGGCCCGGTCCATCAGCCGGTCGAGCAGGCACCAGCGCGACTCCATTTCGTAGACCACCTCGTCGATCTCAATCTGGTGCAACCCGCCCACCAGGACCGGACGGTCCTCGACGATGAAGTTGCCGTCGTCGTCCTGGTTGGCCGTCTTGTACTTGATGGTCTTGAGCTGGCCGGTCTTTTTGTCCACTTCGTAGACCGGACCCCGGTACTTGCCCTCCACCCATTTGCCGTCCCAAAGCACGTAGGCTTTGCTGCCTGCGGCGGGCTTCAGCTTCACGTGGCTGTACCGGTTGGCCCAGCTGGGCATGTCCACGACGTAGATGTGCGGCGGAGCCAGCCGTCCTTCGCTGATCAAGGGGGCGCTGGTGACCTCCACCAGGCGCGGTCCAAACTGTCCCCGGATGGCGAAGTACTTGGCCGGGTCCTTGGCTTTGGCCGTGTCCGACGCGCCCAGCCGGAAGAAAGCCGGAATGACGTCGAGCACTTTCTGAGACGACGGCGCGGACGCATGATGCACCTCGTCGTACAGCAGGGTGGAAAAGGTGTCGAACCAGCCGTCGCGGAGCAGGGTTTGAAAATTGCGGTGCAACACGCTCACCGTGCAGACCACCATGTCCGCCGCGTCCTTTTCCTGCTTGCCGCCGCCGTACTGGCCGACTTCAAAGCTCGGCAGCAGCTTCGCCATGCGCTGGGAGGTCTGGCGCACCAGGCGCTCACTGGGCGTGATGTAAATGAACCGGGCCTTGTCGTACCACTCCTTGATCAAGGCCGCCGCCCCGGCCATGGTCTCGGTCTTGCCGCCGCCCACGCTCACCTTGCAGAAGCCCACGCCGTTGCGCAGCCATTCCAGGATGCAGAGGCGCTGCCGTTCATCCAGCTTGAATTCGCCCGCGATCAGGTCGTCCCGAACGTCGTCCAGCTCAATGTCCCGGAGCGGGTTCTCCATCAGCTCCCACTCCAGCTTGATCTTGTTTTCCTTGGCGTAGCGCTCCAGGTCCACCTTGCGGCCCCGGGGCAGCACGGCGCTCTCGCAGTAGTTGCGGCTGACCCGCCACAGCGGATAGATGTAGCCGTCCCAGCCCTCCTTGCCCTCAGTCAGGACGTGCTGCTGGTACTTGACGGAATGGAAGTAGCCGTTGGGGTGAAACCGAAACTCGTAGGCCAGGGTGGCCAGCTCGTCGGAGTCCCCTTCCAGGATCAGCTTGATGGGCGTTTCGCGGACGTGGATCATAGCTAGTTGCCGCAGCCACACCAGCGGGCACGCCGTCCGCCGACATCGACAGTATAGATTGTTGGCGTGTTGCACTTCTCGCAGGGTTCGGACGTGCGCTCGCTCTTCCAGGATGGCTCATTTAGAATGCGAGTGAAATTCTCTTTTCCTGTTTTGGGCAAATCGTAGACGTTCTGGCCGTCTTTCAGGGAATACACGTAGTTGGCTTTGGTGCGCCAGACGTGGCCGCAGCTGTGGCACTGGACGCTGGAATAATCCGAGCACTGCCTGCGATAGCCGTTGAAGGCCGAGCAGTTGGCGTTGCGTTGCAGCACCACCCAGCGGCGCACATCAAGCGGGCGGTTCCGTTCCGGACACTTACAGGCGATTCCTTGGCTCATAAAATCAGGCGGGTTTGAGGAGTTTGCGGAGGCGCTTGCCTTTGATCTCCGGGTGAAAGACAGCCATGAAGGCCGCCATCTCCAGGGCTTTGTCGTTTTCTCCGCTTCGGTTGCGGCGTGATTCCACGAAGCAGCCTACGGCGCGGGCGTGTTCACGGATGTCGGGCTGAGCGGCGCGTTTCATGCCCTTGAATGTAGACAAAGGCTGACCAGGCGTCAACCTTAAATTTTATCTAGCCACCTTTTTGACCAACTCGATGACCTCAGCGTGGCTGGCCGCCGCCAGTACGTCGCATACCGTGCGCCCCGGGCGCGGCGGGCAGTAGCGGGGGAAGGTGCCGCCGTAGGTGAAGCAAGGCGACTGCGGGCAGCACTCGGTGTGATGCACCGGGTAATGGTTTTTGTAGTACGTCACCCGCCGGTCCGGGGACATCGGACCCCACAGGCCGACGCAGGGTGTCCCGAACATACCGGCCACGTGCGCCATCATGGAGTCGGGCGAGACCACGACGCTCACGTGCTCCGTCAGCGCCCACAGCTCGCGCAGATTCAGGGCCGTGAAGGCTTCGATGTTGGTCAGCTTGCGCCGGTTGACTTCTTCCAACAGCGCCCGGGTATACGCCTCCGGAACAAATTCGTCGTAGAGGCACAGCCAGTGCTGCTCCGGGCACGCCTCCGCCAGCTTGACGGCCATGAACACGCTGTCGTTGACCGGCAGTCCCCGCACCGGGTTGGCGCTGGTGAGCTGGTACAGGCCGATCCGGCGGTCGCGGTACTTGACCAGGGTGCCCAGTTCGCTGGGAGTGAAAGCCGGGCGGACGCATTTTTTGGCCGCAGGCACGCTGTCGGGGTCGACGCCGATCCGGCGAAACAGGGCGTCCAGCGGGTGCTCCTGGTCCTGATGCTCGTCCATGTTGACCACCGCCTCAAAGGCCACAAAGTGATCGAACATCTTGACGGTGGCCAGCGCCAGCGGGAACATGTTCACCGACGCCACAAACGGCAGGTTCCACCAGCACAGATTGTTGCCCGGATCGGTGGCCACATGCACCTGCGCCCCGTGCTCATGCAGGTACTGGGCCAGGGGCCAGGTCATGATCTGGTCGCCGTAGCCGCCCGAACCGTTGTAGACGAGCACCCTTTGGTTCTTCTTGAGGGCGGCGATGTGAAAGTTTGGGATGCGCGGGTTGAGCAGCGACACCCGCTGGGTCCGTTGCTGGACCTTGGGGTCCTTCATGATGTTCATCATCTGCGAATGGGTGAACACGTAGGGCCGGTTGGCCTCGAAGGTGAGCGTCACCCCACCGGCGCTCTTTTTGAAGCCCAGGGTCAAGGGTTCGTTAAACGTGACAAGCTGCATCATAATGCCTGAAAGAACCGAATGCGTAGTTACGTGGACGGCGCAAATTTTGTATGAAAAACACCAAGCGAATTTTTGAAGCTCCGATTCCCCTGGACGATCCGGCGGAAGCCCAAGACACTCCGCCGCCGCAGGCTGGCGGCGCAGACGACATGCCGTTGCCGGAACCGGAAGCGGAAGAACCTCCCGCCATGGACGCCCCGATGCCGGGCGGCGAAGGCGGCGGTGGCGAGCGCCCGCCGTACTACGATCCTGCGCAAACCGATGACCAGCCCGCCCCGGGCCTGGACGACCCGGACGCCGCCGAACAGCCGAAGGCCGCCGAAGGCACGGGAGCCATCACCGGCAAATACAATTCCAGCCCGGTGGGCGACATCAAGATGTCCAAGGCCAAAGGCACGTACAACACGTACAAGCTTGAAATGAGCATGGGCCAGCTGGAAGTGATCCGCACCGCCCTGGAGGGCAACCACGCGGACCCGGTCAGCGACGAGCTGCTGGCCACCCTGACCTACTACATGGACAAGCTGCCTGGACCGGGCGAGGAAGAGGAAGAAGCGGAAGCCCGCGTCAACCCCCAGGCTGCCGCCGCCAAGGCGGCCAAAGCCGCCGGTCTGCCGGGCGCGGAGACGCCGGACGCCGAAGAATCGGATTCGCCACTGCCCAAGCCGCCGGGAGCGCCCACCGCCGCCAAGGTCGGGGCCGCTGACATTTCTAAGCTGCCCAAGCCGCCCAAAGGCGGCGCGACTCCGGCCAAAGAGCGCCTGCTTCAAAACTCGCCCAACGCCCAACCCAGCGTGGGGCTGCCGGAGCCGGAAGATGTCGGCTCGGAGGCTCAGCTGCCGCCGCCCCCGCGTGAATGAACACCAACGTCTCGCTTTTGACGTCCGTGGCCAGCCAGGTCACGGACAAACGCATCCTGGACTACGAGGTCGCCGTTTTTGAACACATCAACGGCGACTGGAACGAACACTCGGAGCTGTGCGTCTACGGCATCCCGTTCCAGTCGTCCGGCGTGAGCGTGACGACGGGCGTGTGCAACGTGGTCATCTACGGCTCCGCGACGGACAACGGCAGCGGCATCACCCTATCCGGGGAGCTGACCAGCTTCGCGTCGACCACCATTAACTTCGGACCCGGCTGGAAACCCGTGTCCGGCGTCACCAAGTACGGAGCGGACGTGTCGGGAACGCTTAGTTGCACGAACGCCGCCACCTTTGACTTCAGTATGACGGCCAACATCAAAGCCTACCTGTTCGTTGATGGCAGCCTGGTGGGCCATGTCGGCGGAGGCAGCACCAACAACTCCCTCTCGGTGGCGCTGGGCGTCGGACTCCACAATTTCGAGATTCAGTACAAGGGCGGCGGCCATCTAGTACTGGCCATCCCCAACGGTCTGACGCTGGCGTCCACAGCCTTGACGCACTCCCAGCTGGCCGACAACACGCTGCGCCTGGCAATGGACGTGGAAGACCCGTCGGCCCACTCGGCCACGTCCAAGGTCATCGCCGTTCCCTGTCTCACCGGGCTTGGCACGTTTACCGCCTCCCATCAGCCCATCATCATTGAACAGCCCAACACGCAGCAAGTCAAAGTGGGCAGCAGCGTCATTTTCTCCGTGGTCGCCATCTGCGATTACCAGATGGCCTACCAGTGGTACTTCAACAGTGAAGCCATCACGGGAGCCATCGCCTCGGTGTACAGCATCAACTCTACCGTCTACGCCAATGCGGGCAACTACACGGTGACCGTTTCCTCCGCCACGGCCAGCACCACCAGCCTGGTCGCACAATTAACCCTCGTCAGCTAATGGACAGCAGCATCATCACCCAGAGCGTCCTGCAAGCCGTGCAGTTTTCACTGCAACAGGATACCGACAACCTGGCGGCGCACGCCAACATGCTAATGTCCCGGGCGCACGGCTGGAACCTGCTGTGGATCGCGTCCGGCACGACGGACAGCTTCGGCAATCCCATCGACAAATACTACGACGATCACGGCAACGCCATCGGCGATTACTCCCTGGTGATTCCGTGCCTGAACCCGGAAAATATCTTCTATGCCCCGGCGCTGGACTCCACGCTGCCAGCCCAAAACGCCTTCACCGGCATGGTAGACCCGGGCTACGGGGTGCCGGTCAATGCCGGGGTTTCCCAGGACGCCTGGATCACCGAGCTGGACGAGTCAGCGGCTACGTCCGACACGATCAACGACACGTTGCTAGTTCCCCACTCCCGGCTGGGTATGTGGGAAGCCCACGGCGCAATCACCGTCTGGGTGCAGCCGACTTACGACTCCACCGGCAATCAGATCGGCACCCACGTCGCCAATTTTTATTTCAGCGGCCAGCAGTACCAGATTCCCTGCACGCCGCGCATCGGCGGCATGATGCGGTTGTTGCAGGTCGCACCCTGGAACTCCAACCACGTGGCCCTGTCCATGAGCTGTACCAAGGACGGCAGCGCTCCGCTGGCCACCAACGCTACCCCGATCAACCACAACACCGTCACCGCCAGTTTCACCGGCACCTTTCCCATCACTTTGCAGTGGCAGTATCAAGGGGGCGGCGGCAACTGGACTAACTTTGATCCAAGCTCGCCCCATATCACGTGTACCAACAATCCACTCGCGTCCTTTACCTGCGCCGTAACCGGGACTGACGGAATTACCTTTGGGATAACCTACATCTACGGAGCCTGGAATGAGGGCGACATCAACACGCTGACGGTTCGATTCATAGTGACTGCTTCCGCGACCAACCAGACGGTTACCAGCCAGCCATTTACCTTTTCCTTGAACTACGTGGACGACGATGACGACACCTGGTTCTGCTCGGAAGCAAACCGGACGAAGCCTTTCAGCCCGGAAGAGTGGGCGCTGGTCCGGCAAATACGGGTCGCTTGTTTTAAGGCCGCTCCCCGCCTGACGGCCAACTATATCCGGTTCGGCAAGGAGCTGGTGGCGCGCATGCGCCAAAATGGAGTTACTTCTGACGTGTACGTGCATTATGTCCAGGAATTGCTGACGATTGCCCGGACTGAGGGTCTTGAAGCCGCCGCTCGTTACGACATCTGGTGGTGCCTGCAACAGGTCAACACTCACTGGCCGCTGGAAAGCGGCTCAAGTGAACTCTACCACCGCCGAATGGGCCTTAGCGCCAAGGAAGCCGCGCGCTTTAGCTGATCATGGCCACACCGGCAACGACGAACTCCGCGACGATAGGTCCCTGGTTTTCGTTGATCACGTAAAACTCGTTCGTCACACTTTGGTTCGGACCGGCCATGAGAGTGTTAATCGTCAACGGACAGGCAAACACACTGGTTCCCGACAGTGTTCCCCAGTCGTAGAAAGTGCCCTGCGGAACCACCGAGACACCCGCATTGTAGAACGTATAATTGGCAAAGGCCCCGTCTACGATTGACGGCAGCTTGACCAGGCACGCGCCCTGGAAAGTCAGGCCAAATTTGGAATTCAAAATCGCCATCCCTTTGTACCAGGCAGGCCCAGCAGGTCCAGACTGGGCCGCCACGTCCAAAACCAGGCTCTCGTTGCAGGTAAACAAATACGTGCCGTTAGCGACGTAAAGGCCACCCTGATCAATGTCGTAGGCCGAGAAGTGATCCCCCACCACCGGCAGGGTATTGCGGTAACCAACGAAGGAAGACAACGTGATTAGCGTTCCATTTACAGTCTGCTGCCCAATGTACGGCTGCGTGCCGATCCCGGGCACGCCCTGCGAACCCTGAGCACCCGGCAAGCCACCTTCGGCCACCACGCTCCAGTAGGCTGAAGGGCCGCTGATTGTGTCGTCCGGGGATTGACCGGTGTTTGACTGAATGCAAATGAACGAGGAAACCGCCCCTGTCAGAGCGCCGTAGGTCCTCGTAAATTGAACGACGTCATTGGCGACATAGGCGGTCGTAGACGACCAAACCCCGCGCCAGGTCATTCCGGCGGACCCGCTGGAAGCGTTGCCCGCAGGTCCAGGAGGACCGGGAGGCCCAGTCGGTCCAGGAGGCCCGGACGGTCCAACCACGGCGGTGTTGCCCACCAGGAGCGAGCCAGTGGAGCCAACCGGGCGCATGGTCAGTAGGACGCTGGCGCTGATCTCCAAGGTCAGGGCACCCCGGTTCTTGAGCGAGATGATGAACTCGCCGGACGGATGAAAGCTCGTCTCCCCGGTGAATTCCGCGCCCGAGGTCGTGGTCACGATGTCCGTGCCGGTGGAATTGCCGAAAGTGGTGTTGTAGTAGATGTCCAGCTGCGCGTCCGTGCTGGCGGGAGACGCTCCCACGGTGGCATTCAGCACGCGGGCCTCAAAGCCCAACGGAATCCGGTAGTTGCTGGCCAGGGTTTGATCCCCGGGAGCGACGATGGTGCGCATCACCGGCAACGGCACGAACTGCTCGTGGTTGTTCACCGTCTCAACCACCTCGTTCACCTTCTCCGCCAGGATATTGTCGCGCTGCGCCAGCTGCCGGGTGGGGTTGGACATGCCGGGTACGTCTACGGCGTCGCCCTGGGCGAAGTGGCGCACGTCGCCGCTGCCGTAGTCCTGGCCTGCTGCGGTCGGAAGATCAACTGGCTCTATCATGGTGCCTTAACTACGGTTGGTTCGGGGGACTCCTGGGTGTACCAATGCAGCTCGTGCTGCTCGATGAACTTGCGGTACAGCCGGAACTTGAAGTCGTAGCGGCCATCCATGAAGAAGGTGCGGTGAACCCGCTCCAGCACATTGCCGGGCTTGCGGCGAAAGTGCATATTGACCTCCCGGGGCGGCCTCCAGACTGGCATCAGTGCGCCCACGCGCCCGATGGTTACCCGGTTGCCGGTGACTATGGCGTCACAGAACACGCCGCACATGGCTTCGTACACCCGGGTGGCTTGGGTGTAGGACAGGCCACCCTCCCGCATGAAACGGTTGACGAACGCGCGCCGCTCGTAGGTGCTCTTTTCTAATTTCACGTAAAGGTCAAGTTCAACGAAAACGGCTCCTGGTTGAGCTTGCTCACAAAGTTGGCAACTACCGTGTACTCCCGGTCGCCCGTTTTGGTTACGGACAAGAACTGCAAAGCCACCCTCGGCTCCCAGGCGGTCAAGGCGGTGGCGATCTCATGCTGGACCATGTTTTCAATGCCCGTCGCCTCGAACTCGAACAGGATGGCCCGCAGGTTGGTGCCGTAGTCCGGCAGCATGACCCGCTCGCCCTTGTTGGTGGTGAGCAGCATCTTGACGGAGGACGCCAGGATGTCCAGGTCCGTGCTGCTGTTAAAGCTCCACTGCTCCGCGTTGGGGTAGCCCTCGTCCTTGGGCAGAATCGGACCGTAGACAATCGGCGTCGCCGTGTTGCCGCTGGTGGCCACCACCACCAGGAAGGGGAAGGTGGCCGCCGCCTGGTTGGGCGTAGGCAGGTTGTAGTCGGAGGCTTCCACCCGGACGCTGTAAAGTCCCGGGCCGACAAACCGGCTGGCTTGCACGTGGATCGTGCCGGTGGAAACGTAGACAACCGGCACCTGGCCGTCGTCAAAGTAAACCGTGCCGTTCAGCCGGTTGAACGTGTACGCCTCGTCCTCGCCGATCCAGCAGTCCACCGCCAGCTCCGCCTTTTCTCCGGCGACGGTGACACGCAGGTTTTGCTCGGCAGGCGGAAAGGCCGTCAGGTCCAGACCGGCGGGGCTGTAGATGTGAAGCATATCAGCCTACAAATTTGCGATACTTGTCCCAGTTGCCGTTCTCGCTGCCGCCGTCGGTGCCGAGACCGGCCACGGTGGTGGCGGTTTCCGCGAGGGGCGGCGTCGCGCCATCGTCGTCCCATTTGCCGGTATGCTTGCCGTCGACCATGGCCTGGATGGTGCCGGTGTAATCCCCTTTTTCACCGGCGGATTCTTTGACGGAATTCTTGGGCCGTCGGAACGAAAACGGGTGGCGGCCAAAGCTGGACACGACCACGTCGTTTTCCTGCATGGGCGCGCGGGTCAGCACCTCCTGCCTGGTCCACTTGCGGGGCTTCGGTTCCTGGGCGGCGGTGCGGTCGCCACTGACGATCTCGCGCAGCTGGCGCATGCTCTCCAGGCCGCCGGGCATGTTCTTGATCGAATCGTGAATCTGGTTGAGCAGCTTGGCCGTAGTCGGTGCGGGCTTGCGCTGGAGGCTCTCCTCCTGCTCCTGGTCTACCTCCTTGGGCAGCGCCGTCAGGAACACGTTGACCACCTCGTCGGGCAGGTGCATGTACCGCTTGAACACAGTCTCGATCCAGGCTTCCTTCGGCAAATTGTACTGCTCCATCACGTCGCCGAGCTTGGCCATCACGTCAGCCTGCATGGAGAGCATCTCCATCTTCATCTGCTCCTCCAGGGAGCCGATGGGCGGCATCATCGCCTTGATGTCCAGCTCCTCCACGTTTTTGCCCTTGAGCACGGCGTGGAAGTACGCCAGCCACTGGTACGACGCGGTGATCGGGCGGCGGATGGACTTGATCTTGCGCAGGAACCGGATGTCCTGGGCCAGCAGGGCCTTGCCCGACGGAAAGTTTTCGCCGTCGCCCTGGCCGCCAAACCACGCCTTGGGCATGCCGATGATCGAGTAAAACAAGTCCGTCAACAACTCAATGTCGTAGACATCCGGCACGTCCGGCGTACCGGGCAGCTTGGTGATGACGTTGTTGAAGCCCTTGGGCTGGGCCAGGTAAATGATCGTGTCCAGCGCCAGCGCGTTGTAGTAGCTGGTGAAGTCCGCCGCGCTGCTCAACTCGCCCGGGGTGCCTGCCGAGCCGAAGGCCAGCTTGCTGCGCAGCGCCTGCCGCCAGCGTTGCACCGTCTTCATCTGCTCGATGGGCGGCTGCTCCTGGACGTCGATGCTGATGGCGTACCGGTCCGGCTGGACCTGGGCGCGGCAGACGACCATCTGGTCGACGGCCATGCGTAGTTTCTTGTAGATGCCGTCGGCCTCGGCGAAAATCGGCTCGCCGTGCTCGCTGATGCGCATGCGGAACATGCGCCGGAAGTGCATAAAGTCCCAGGGATAGTAGAGGTCCTCGGTGTACTGCCCGGAGGCCAGGCTGACCCGCTCAACGGGCGTCCGGTTGTCGGGCATGACGAATACGTCCTCCTTGTTGGGCTTGTGGTTGAGCCAGCGGAACCCGATGCACTTGCGGTTGCGCTCCAGCCAGTACCGGCGCATGTCCATGGGGTGGACGAAGCTCATGCCCATCACGCCCTCCTGGGGCGCGTACTCCAGCTTTTCAAAGTGATTGCCGAGGCTGGCCACGTGCCAGACCTGGGACGGCAGGATGTGCTCCACCTCCAGGCGGACCAGCAGGTCGTTCAGCTCCTCCTCGAAGGCGGAATCGTTGCACTGGTACCACAGCGTGCCCGGGGAGCTGGAGTCAGCCTGGGTCGCTTCGTCTACAATTTCCACCAGGGCGGCGGCCAGCAAGTCCCACTGGCTCATTTCGTCCCACAGCTGAAGCATCGCCTCGAACGTGGTCGGGCGCTTCATCACGCTGTTGAATTTGGTCCAGATGTCCGGGTCCGCGATCTGACCGGCCTGCTGGAACTCGCTCCAGAGCCGCTGGTCGGCGTCCGGGGTTTGGGCGCGCGGGACCAAGGAGCCGGTCCGCACCCCGCTGGTGCCGATCAGGCCCATGTATTTCAGCAACCCGCTGGTTTGTGTGTTCGCCATAGTCTTAACTACAGAAAAAGAACAAATTTCTCTGTCCAAGGCGCGCGCGATCCTGTTCTCTGTAGACGTATGAAGAAAAAGAAAGTCCTTTTGAAATCAAACGTCATCAGCTTCCGCCTGACTACCGCCCAGAAAAAGAAACTGGAGGAGGTCTTCAAGCGCCAGCCGGTGTCGTACGTTAAGAGTGAAAAGAGCCTGTGCCGCAAGTGGGTCTGTGACTTCCTTGAGGGACGGCTCAAATTCGCCAATCCCAAGCACGCCCTGGTGGACCTGGACATTCACGCCGAAACCAGCGCAAGCTAGTCTACGCGGCAGGCTTTCCCGGTTCGGGGGTCCAGCGTAAAGCGCACGTCCACCGGGAAAGTCTCCGCCGACTCGTGATCGCAGCAGCGACACGAGATGCGACAGTGCAGCCGGTCCGACTCCAGGCTCTCCACCAGCACCAGCGCCGGATCAAGCGGCTCCGCCTGCTCCTGGCAAAAGGTGCGCACCGAAGAGGCCAGGCGGCCTGTGCGGCAATTTTCCGTGGCCCAGGCCAAGGTAGCGGGCAGCTTGCTGGACTCGTCCGGCACGAAGGTTCCCGCCACTTTTTTAGCCAGCAGCGACATCAGTTGGAGTAGTCGTAAGCGCTGCCCGGCAGGTCCTGCGGTGATACTTCCACCTCCAGGCCGGTGCGCGCCTGCCCGTTTTTGACGTATTTCAGCAGCCGGTAGCCTTTGAAGTAGTCCACCGACAGGAGCTTTTCCAGCTCCGGGATGATCTCCTTGGGCAGCTTCAGGAAATCGAACTGAATCTTGACCTTGCCTTCCGGCCCGGGATCGCCCACGGAAAAGTCAACCAGGTGCGCCAGCAGAGAGGGAACCGACTGAATCTGAAGCAGCATGCGCGTCCCCAGAACACCGACTTTCTTGTCGAGTTTTCCGGTCTTTTGGGGCAAATCTTCAATTAGCAGCCGTGCCAGTTGTGCTTCGTTCATTCCAGCCTAAATACACGGTATCCTGTCGAAAGTGGCTCCGCCAGGCGCGCGTAACCAGGCCGCGCAGCCAGACTGGCGGCAACTTCGTAGCCAAGGGCATCCAGGGGCGGTCCACTGTGGACACCCGACAGACCTCTTTACCGTTTACCGACAGGGCGTACAGTGTCATAGATTAACCATCACGCGAATAAGAACCAAACTGCGTAAAAGCCTGAAATGCCGCTCCGCCGGTTGATTTTCAATCAAACCTTGCCGCCACGTTCTTAGTCCCATGCGCCTACTTGTTTACGCTGACCTGCAAGCCACCGACGGTTCCGACCTGTGCTACACCCAGCCGGACACGCCGCTGCAACACTACCGGATCGAGCGGTTCTACCGCGACCTGGTACGTGTCTACAAAGAGCACAAATGCGACGGGGTGGTCGATCTGGGCGACACCACCGACGACCGGTCCTCCCTGCCGGTGCCCACCCTGGACGTGCTGTGCGCCGGTCTGGCCCAGCTGCCGAACGAGACCAACTACGCCTACAACTACAAGCTGATCGGCAACCACGAGCAGTTCATGCGAGACACTACCATCAGCGTCTGGCGGCTGTTTGCCCCCTACTTCAACGTCACCCAGGACCGGGAAATCCTGACCGTCAACGGCTGCAAGCTCTTCTTTTGCTCCTACCCGGCGGACCACAAGGAGCTGGCCGCCTGGATCGCCGCCGAGTCCAGCAAGCATCGCGGACGCAAAATCCTGTTCGGCCATTTCCAGGTCAAGGGAGCCAAGCTGAACAACACGGAGGCGGCCACTGGCATCCCCAAGGACGCACTCACTGGCTTTGACTTGGTGCTGCTGGGCCACATCCACCAGCCCCAGAGCCTGACGGACCGGATACACTACGTCGGCAGCCCCTTTGAGCAGGACTGGGGCGAGCGCGGCCAGGCCAAGCGCTTGGCGATTGTAGACACCAAGGACTTCAGCGTCGAGTGGGTGCCTCTGCTCGGCTACCCGGAATACCGGGAAGTGACGCTCAAGCAGTTCCAGGCCCTGACGAGCACGCTGGACGAGCACCGCTACCGGGTCAACCTGACCTCGCACGAGGAGGCGGAGCAGTTTTTCGCCCACCCGGCTTTCAGTCGCGGCCTTGGCGTCTACAATTACGACACCCAGTCCGTGGAGCAGGTCGAAGAAAAGGACTGGAGCTTCGACGGCGTCCTGCGCCGCTATCTGGAGCTGGTCCCGGCGGAGGGTGTCGACCTGCCTGCGGACGAGCTGCTGGCCATGGGAAAGCTGCTGGCTGACATCTAAGCAAATTGCACTTCAATTTTAATAGCCGCAGTGGGGAGGACACAGGTGGTTATGGTGTGCAAATAAAGGCGCAATCCTCGCTGTAGCTAGGCTGAGCCTGAAACAATAACCAACAACCATAGGAAATAATTGTGAATCAAGTAAGCTCTGTCCCCTTCGGCACGGACGCCACCCAGTTCCAGGGGTACGCCGAGTCGGCTAACGACCGTTTGGGCGCGATTGACTTCGTGTTCGAGAACACCGGTCCCAACTACGCGGTGATCCGCTTGGCCCAGTACGACGGCAAAACGTCGCCCTCCGGCTTCGCGACCATCGACACCACGTACGTCTCCAGCTCGGCGGGCGTGAACTACTCCCCGAACGCCTCCCAGCAGAACTTCCAAGGCTTCGTGGTGGCTCCCGGTGGCACAACCACCCGCCACTACGCGTTGCTGAACAAGCGCGTCTGCTTCTTCGGCTCCGGCAACACCACGGTCAACATCTCCGCCGTGCTCCGCAACAAGAGCGATTTGCGCGGGGCGCAGATCGACATCGTCGCGGTGGGCCGTCGGAGCTGGGGCTACGATGACGGCTGGAATCGCAACGAACTGATCAAGAAGTGGGGTGGCTTTGCGGCCAACGTGTTGCCCAACACGGCGACGACCACGCAAGCCGGTTCCGGCCTGCTCGATCCGACCACGCCCACGCTCTAATTTGGTCTAGCCTCTGACATGGGCGCTCCCGCAAGGGAGCGCCTTTTTGTTGTCAGTCCGGGCTGATTGCCTCCGCTGTCACCGCCGACGCGGACACCACGTTGTACGCCAGACCATAGTCCGGTGCCACGTAGCTGTACTGCGTGCCGTTCACGACCACCGAGTCCGACGTATTCTCCGCCGAGATCAACTGGCCCGCGCTGCTGCTGTAGCGACTCGGGCTGTGGCCAAAGCCGCCACTCAGCACGGTATACGCATTCCGGGTCGTGTCGGTGATGGCCGCCTGCATGGCCACGCCCGCGCTGTTCAGGGTGTGGTACTGTGTGTACAAAGTCGCGGGCACGCTGCCGCTGTAGCTGAACCAAGCGTCCATCTCGCCGTGCGCGCCGGTCGCGGACCTGCCGGTGTAAAAGTTGAACTGCACCCGCCCGCTCAGCAGCTGCCCGGCATACGCCGTCACGTTCGGCGGCATCGGCAGCCCAAAGTCGCCCGTGCCGGACATGGCCACCAGCAGGTATTCCGTGCCCTGGCTGACCACGGTCACCAGGCCGTCCGGATTTAGCAGCCCGGAGACTGGCTCGGTGGCGGGCAGGCTGTCGTAAAACGCGTAGGAAGCCTGCTCCGTATAGCCGCAAAATCCCAGGGCTTTCAGCGCGCTGGCAGAGGGCAGCCGGTAGATCACCGAAGCATAGAGGCGCGGCAGCGTGATCTGCGGCGTCCAGCTTACGTCCACCGGCATGCCTCGGAACTGTCCAGTCATGCCGTTCTGGTCGGACAGCACCAAGCTCACGGTATCGCTGGGAAACAAGGGCAAAACCTTGACCGTCGACACACCCAAGTTGTGGCTGATTTCGGTTCCGTTGTGGTCCACCACCAGCTCTTTGTAGACGCCCGGCAGTCCGACGTTTACGGCCATAGTGACCGTGCCGGTGGAGGTAAAAAGGTATGTCTCGTCCCCGTTGAAAACCGCCGTGGCCGACCCAGCGGTCGCACCGACCAGGCCCTCGTCCAGCGCCGAGGCCGCCACGCCATACACCGGCAAGCCGACATCCAGGTGCGGGAAGCTGACTGAGACCGGCACTCCGGTTTCCGCGTCGCGGTAGAGGTAGGTTGAACCCTGCGTCGTGCCGCTGTAGGCCGCGCCGTAACAATTCAGGCTGGGAGTCACGCTGCCTGCGCTGACCACCAGCTCGTAGCTGGACGGAAGCAAAGTGCCGGTGTAGCTGTAGTACCGATTGTTGTACTCCACCGCCGCGTGCGGGGACGAGCTGGGCGGATAAATCACCAGCATCTGGGTGGGCGCAGGCTGGTACTCCAGGTCCGCTCCAGACTCGCTGGGATTGGGCACCGGGACCACCGGGCACTCCGTGTAGAGATACGGTGTTCCACATGGAACGCTGTTTGGGTACGCCACCAGCGCCGGACCGGTGCCGCTGTATTCGGAAAGGAACGACGACAGCCGGTAGCAGGAGTACGGCTGGGTGCCGTACGAGACGTAGGGCGCAGGAAAGCCCAGCGGCTGGATCAGCTGCACCGGCGCGCCCGCGCCATAGACCGGGGCGTAACAGTACAGCCCTTGCGGTCCGCACGCCGGGTCCTGGCAGCCTGTGACGACCACCACCGGCCCGCTCTGTCCGTCTACGAAGATAGGCACCGGCACCGGATTAGAATAGCAGGCTCCGTCAAAGGCGACGGTAGGATGGTAGGCCGTGGAGTACAAGGACGTGGCGCTGGTCACCGGCACCGGCACGGGCGACGGCAGCGCGGTTTGCACCGCCCCGGACTCGGACACGGCAAAGTCAATGACCACCCCCGTTTCGTCGAACTGGTAGTCGCTCAAGTTCACCGGGATCACCAGCGCCTGGGCAAACGTGGACGCGGTGTTCGCATACACCGTCACCGGCACCGTGCCGCTGAAGGTCGCGCTGGCGCTGGAGCCGGTTTTCCACACGGTGACAGTGACCACCGACCCGGCGTACAGCGCCCCGTCCACCAGGTAAACCACCAGACTGCCGTACAGACGCTTGACCCGGTTGCAGATAAGCGGGTAGCCGTCATAAGTCAGCAGCGAAAAATAGGCTGGCCGGATGCCTTCAATGCCTGCCACGGCCTTGGCGTATACATTCGGCTGGCCGTACGCCTCATAAATCGCGTAGTTGTTGCTGTCTGTGAAGAAAGTGTTCGTGTAATACGGCGTCGAGTTGGGGCTGCCTGCAACGTCCAGCGTCATCAGCGGAATGTTGGTGGTCAGCGGCGTCGAGTAGGAAATGATCGCATCGCCTGTGCCCAGCCGGTTTTTACCGTAGTTCACGTCCAGCTGCAAATCGGCGTTGGTGAACAGGGCCGCCAACCGGCGTGCCCGCAGCCCGGACCCGCCGGGATAAGCGCTGTAGGGGCACCTGGTATACTGGTAAATGTTTGCCACTTGCCGGTAGCAGCTCAGGCGCACCCGAAAGTTAAACGCCAGCCAGCTGGCCGACCCGGCGTCCGTGGCCCGGGGCAGCCAGGCGTCCACCGTGGACTGGACGCGGTAATCGGCGGGCGCGGGCACGGGCGGCATGCCGATGCCGTAATCGTAGCCGACATCCTCGCCTTGCAAGCCCGCCGGGAAGCCCAGCAGCGCCCAGTTGGCCGCCTTGGTCCGGAGCACCACTTCCGGCGGGATCGTGCCGTCCGCCAAGTTGACCACGGCGGCGGCATAGTGGGTGGTTCCCGGGAGCAAGTACGTGTCCTGGGTGTGCGAAATCAGCTGATAGGGGAAGTAGGTGGCCGTACCTGGACCGCCGTTGAATTCGTCGCTGTAAACGTCACCCAGATAGACCAGCGAGGTGCTGGGGGCGGGCAGAGGAACGGCGGAGCGGTTCGTCACGGCTCCGGAGACGGTCACGGCGCTGTCAAACGCCAGCACGGTGCCGTCAGAGCAAGTGGCCGTGCCCTGGAGGCGGTACAGCCCGCTTTCCATCGACTGGATGGAGACCCCGGGACCGTTGCCGGTCTGCACCTGGGTGTTGTTGAGCAGCAGCGTCCAGGAGAAGGTCCCTGCCGCCTGCCCGGAAGCGCTGGCGGCGACAATGGCCGCCTCGCCCGGGTCGCCCGGGTCGAAGCTGACCTTGCTCCAGGTCACGCCGACATAGGTGGAACCGACGGTCGAAGCGGCGTTGACGGTAAACACCGCGTTCTGGTAGCCGAACTCAACCGGCACTGTGACCGTGATCGTGTGCGGCAGCGCCTGTACGGGCGTGAAAACAATCGGGCTGCTGACGCCGGAAGCAAGCGTGGCGTTGTTGCACAGCACCAACCAGCGCTTCGGAACCACTTGGGCGTTGTTGACGAACGCCTTAAGCTCGTAGCGGTGCTGACAGACCAGGGTGGCAGGCAGGGGCCTGCTATTATAGCGCAGTTCAATGACCACGCCCTAACTACGGTTCGGCGCTGTCTTTTATGACCTTGCCGTCCAGCCAGTCCTGGTGCGTGTAGCAGAACTCCTGATTGTTGGAAGTGCCGTCCTTCAGCCGCTCCACGAAGAAAATCGGAGTCAGCTTGCCGAGGTTGGCCACCACTTCGTCGCCCTCCTCCACCGGCTTGGTCACGGTCGACCCTTTCTTGAGCACCTTGAAGTAGATGAACTCCGGCGTGGACTGGCGCATGACATGTTCCGGCAGGATGATTGGTGAGCCGGACTCGCGGAAAAAGTGCTTGAGCAGGACGTAGTCGCCCACCATCTCGAAATTTGGCAGCGTGACCTCGTCGCCGGTCAGCCGACCGATGATGTCGCCCTGGTGCAGATTCATGTAGTGCCTGCCGTCCAGCACGTACTTCTGCGTGTTCTCCATGACCGAGTTGATCTGGAACATCACGATGTCGCCGGGCTTGACGACCGACGTCTTTTTGGGATCGGTGCCCACGGAGACCACTTTGCCCATCCGGTGCGTATCCGCCTGCTGGGCGGCGTCAGGCAGGATGATCTGCGACGAGGAGGACTTGGGCCGGTAGTGTTCCACCAGGCAGCGAAAACCAAACATTTTTACATTCATACCGGTATAGAACCGATTCGGAGCTTGGTTATGTCACAGGCTTGCTTCATGGCCCGGAGCGGGTCCACGGTGACCAGATTGCCCGTCACCGCCGCCGCGCTGTAGCGCTTGCGGTTGCGGATGGCGTCCCAGGCGGCGTCTACATCATCGTTGGCATCGGCCTTCTTGTTGCCCTCCAGCTGCGGCATTTCCGCAATCGTCACCCGGGTCAGGTTGCTAAACGCGGCCACCGACTTCCAGGTCAGGGCGATGGCGTCGTGGTCGAACAGCAGGCAGAACTCCTCCGCGCCGCAGAGCAGCAGCTTCTGCACTTGCACCTGGCTGACAAAGTGCTTGAACACGCACACCGGCACGTACTTGTGCTCCAGGTGGAGCGCGCGCAGCTTGCGCTTCAGCGACAGGACGTTCAGGATGGATTCCACCATGATGATGACATTGGGCTTGACCGTCCGCACCTCGTCGATGTTGTACACCCAGTAGGACGCACCGTAGGTCACGTCCTTGCGGTTGGGGAAACGCTTGGTCGGCTCGCCCGGCACGTCCACGTACGTGCGGCCCTGATAGTAGACGGGCATCTTGGAATCGTAGACGGGAAAAATGCAGTACGGCTCCCACAGGCCCTGCTCCGTGAAGCCCGCGCCCGCCTCGATGAACGCTTTCAGGTCCAGATTTTTTCGCTTGGCCATGCGGCGGATCAGCTCCGTGTAGGCGCTGTCGGGGTCATCCTCCAGCCGGGTGAAGCCCACCGGCAGGTCCACCGGCTTGAGCACCGGCATCTTGGTCCTGACCGCTGGCGGATTGTTCAGCAGCTCCTCCAGCGGCACGTTGCTGTAGCCGTTGTCGGAGTTCAGGAACTGGTAGCCCAGGGCCTTGGACCAGGCCATGAAATTGCCCTTGTTGTGCGCGCCCTTGTTGCACCGGAAGCAAAAGGTGAAGCCGGTGCGCAGGTTCACCGACCGGTGGCCGGAATGGTCGCCGCATTCCGGACAAAGGAACACCAGTTCCTCGGCGGAGGACTTGTCCGCCACCACCGTAAACATGCTTTCGATCTCTCGTTTTAACAATGGTCCGATCATAATCTGATCCTACTCTGTTGTATTTAGGCCATGGACTTGAATAAATCTATAGCGACGGCTCAGCAGTTCACCGCGCCCAGGCCGGACGGGCTGCCGGTGATCGACCGCTCCGCCCAGGCTGACTTCGGTCTGGACATGGCCCGCCGCGCCGCCCAGCGCAGCCAGCAGCCGGTGGACGCGCCCAAGCCGATGCCGCCCATCGTGCCGATGGCCAGTTAAACCCCAAGAACGGCAGCTGGTCTGACTTCCAGCTTCGGATTCTGAAAAAAGTTTGGGCTGTCGAGTATGGCCAGCGACCGTTCGCGCTCCCAGGCGCAGTAGATGTTGGACCGAACCCGGGCCAGCAGCGAAGGCCGAACTCCGTCGTACCACTTGAAATGGTGCGTATCTCCAAAATTAAGCGGTATTTCCATGCTGTTGTGGTGTCCCGACCGGATCGTCACGTCCCCTCGGTGCAGTCCAATCTTGTGGACATTTGCGCCGGACCATTTGGTCATGGAAGTCGCCCACGGGAATTGCGCATCCAGACTGACGTCCAGCTTCACCGGCGGCAGCGCCCCTTCCGGCGCAAACCGGTCCACAAACCGGCTGCGCACGACCTTATAGCCTTCCTGCTGGGCCTGGGCGGCCATGTCCGGAAAGGATTTGCCGCCGTAGTCGTGCAGTTCGTCCAGGTCGGCCACCAGAAACCATACGTCAGCCGCCACGAACTCCCGGCGCGCCCGGTTGAGCGCCACTGTTTCGTCGGTTGAGTTGTACAGGTTGTACGCGCAAAACTGGTTTGGCCGCACGTGCCAGTCGAGTCCCTGGCTGTGTTTCGCCAGCTCAGCGTAGACGGGGCACTTAATCCCTCGCCACGCGGCGTACACGAACCGCGTCACTCCGCGCTGCTGGTAGTACTTCAGCAGGAACGGGAGCAGGTAGGTGCGGTCGTATACGGGTATTATCAGCGTCATACTCCTATTTGACTTGCCGGTTCACTTTTGCACTTTGGGTCGCTCAGGTAATCCGGTGTTTCCAGCAGGCTCAAGGCTTTAGCCTGCTCCCAGGCCCAGTTGATGTGCGCGGCCAGCTGGCGCTCGTGCCTGCTCTTCAAGATTTCCTTTATGCCGCTGACCCACTTAAAATGATGGGTATACCCAAACGGAAAGCTCACCTCGTCGCACTCATGGTGACCGCTGCGGATGGGCAGGCCGCCCTGGCATAGACTAACCTTAAGGTAGCAGGCTCCCATCCAGCGGGTAAACTGGGTCATGGTCGGAAACTGCTCGTCTAACGTCCGCTCCGGCTGGATGACCGGCAGCGCGCCGTCAGCGGCAAACCGGTCCCTAAACTCGCCTTGAACGCAGCGAAAGCCCGCCCTCTCCGCCATGGCCGCAGCCTCCGCCAGGCTTTTCCCGTCGTAATAATGAAATTCATCCGCATCCGCCAGCACGTACCATTCTTCCGGCTCGACAAATTCGCGCCTGATTTCGTTGAGGCCATCCGTTTCGCTGTAAGCGTAGTCTGACTCGGAGCACAGCACGGTCGGTCGCACGTGCCAGTCCAGCGCGCCGCTGAGGGCGGCAACCTGAGCGTACACCGGATGACGGATGCCGTTGCACAGCGCGTAGACAATTCGCGTTACGCCCATCCGCGTGTAGTACCGCAGCACGTACGGCACCAGCTCAACCCGGTCGTGCAATGTCAGGATCAAGGTCACAGCAGGTACCCCTTGCTTTCGTACACGGCCCGGTTATCCGTCACCCAGCGCGGCAGCGGCGCGTCCGGCATCCGGTCGAAGATGAAGCCACCTTTAGGGTCCACCTGCCTGCCCAGCCGCCGCATGTCCACCGGCACGTCGCCTTGGAGGGCGTACAGGATCGGCAGCGTGTGCCGCCCGAAGCAGTGCGAGTAATTTTTGAGTTTGTACTGAACCCGGCCAGGACCTTCCGGACCCAACAAGTAGGAAAAGTGCCAGCCCGCGCGCTCCAAACGCTTGGCCAGCGGATAGGGGTCGCTCTTGTAGCTGAAGTGTTCAAACGGACGCAGCCGATGCACCGGATACTGGTTGTACAGCGACCCGGGTACTAGATAAGGAGCCTTCCAGACTTTGTTGACGCACCCGTAATTCAGGTAGAAGTGAAAGAACGCCAGCTCCAGGCCGACTGCGCCGTCCCGAGGCCGGTAGTTTAGAATCGTCTGCGCGCTGATGATTTCGTCAGCGTCACAGATGCTAAACACGTCGAATTCCTTTAGCCTTGGCAGCACTTCCTTCAAGTAATCGCGCTGGTAGTTTTGGCGCGCCCAGGAGGCGGCCTGGGCATCTTCCGGCAGGTTGGGGCAGGGCGGCACCTCTATGTATACAATTTTATCGCGCCACTGCTCGAACTCGTCGGCGTGCTCCTGGTAGCTGAGCCGCTTGGGCCTGCCCGCGAAGGTGACCCGGCTCTCCAGCACGTAGAAGCGGTCAACCACGCGGTACATCTCGTGCAGCCGCAGCTTGAGCAGCTCCAGCTCATTAAGCAGGATGGATGCGTTGATCACCATAGCGGCTCGTCGATCAAAGACAGATACTCGTTGGACCAGTACGGGTACAGTCCACCGGCAAAAGCCAGTTCCAGGTTGCGCAGGCTGAAAAGTTTCACCAGCGGTCCTTCGGAGTCCTGGTGCAAGTGGCACGCCTGCGGGTACAGCCATTCACTCTCCACCTGGTTTATATCCACCAGCGTGGGCAGCATGATTTCCCTGGCGCTGGGGAAGTTAAGCACCACCACGCACTTAAGCCCCAGCGCGGAAGCCAGGTGCATTGGCCCGCTGACAATGCCTAAAAACCATTCACTGCCGGACATCAAGGCAATGGATTCATCCAGGCTGCGACCGGTGCGGTCCTCCACCCCGTTCAGGTTGTGGCAGGTCTGGCCTATCTCCACAAAGGACATGTCGGCGCGGTGGGCGTCCACAAACTCCTGGATCACCTTGAAAGTCGACGGGTACACTTCGCGCGCCCGGCCATGCACGCGCCGCCGCTGCCACTGGGCGTGCGCCCCGGGTTCAAAATGCAGCACGCAGCGGCCCGGCACCTTGTCCTGGGGACAGACCACCGTGGCCCGGGGCAGCAAGTCGGCCCGATAGCCCCATGCCCGTTGCAGGCGCTGCATCAAATGGCCGTTGCCCAGGTCGAAGGTCTTTTGCAAAAAGTCGGAAGACACCGGCGGCCTGCCGTCGTACGGCTTGTACCAGGGGTTGTGCTTGATCAACGTCTCAAACTTGGCATCGGCGTGAAAGATATGCGTATAGCCGCCCTGCTCCGTAGAGACCCGGGGCAGGGAGGACATGACCAACATGTCGCCGATGCCGCTCTGGTAATTGGACAGCGCGTAATTGGTCAAGTCAATGAGCGGCTCTTTCGGTGCCGCTTTCATCCGGCGATAGTAATTCCGGATGTGGTCCACTACTTCGCGGGATTTGCGCTTGTGGCTGGTCCGGCGCAAGCTGGACCTTGCAACGGTTTCCTGGCGGAACAGCCGGTACGCCAACAGGTCGGCGCTGGCGCAGTCCTCCGCCTCCATGAGCTGGCGAATGTCCACGTCCGCCGTTTCCAGCAGGCTGCGGTGCCGCTGCCACCAGCCGTAGGTGAAAGCGTAAAACTCCACCTCCGGGCTGGGCACAGAATTGCGCTCCAAATCCGCCGAGGTATGCGTTCCCGGCATGGCCACTTGTCGGCGCAGGCCATAGAAACAGTCTGCTTCGCACAGCTTGGCCCGCAGAATGCGCTCAACATCCGGCACGAAATACGTGTCACCGGGCGTGTAGACAATAACATCAATCGGTTCTGCTGACGTCAGTTTGGCGATGTCCGCCAGTGTGTTGCTGCCTGACAGCTGCCAGGGCGGCCAGGTATTGGACGCCTGCTCGTTTACCACTTCCGGATGCACGTGCCAGAACAGGCGGAACATCACGCGATTAACGGCAGTGTCCAAGGCGTCCGTGTCCAAGGCGTCCGTGTAGCGAAAAGTCTTGGCCAGGTTACAGCAGGGCACGGTGGCGCTCCAGGAGCCTGCCAGGGTGTTCAAGTAGGCAATCACTGGAATCTTAACTGCCTGCGCCAGGTGGAGGAAGGCGGTGTCCACGGTTATCAACAGGTCAGCCGCGTCCATCAGGGTCAGGAAATCAGTCAGCGTGGACGCTTTGACGTCATCCAGCCAGACTACCGCCGATCCGTACTTGGTGGCGATCCATTCCCGCAGCCGGACGGCGTGCGGAAACGGGCTGGACTTGCCTTGCAGGGCCACCAGGATCGTGGGCGTGCGGTTGCGCAGGTGAAGCTTGGCCAGCTCCAGTTCGCCCGCCAGGTCACGGCCATCCAGCACCAGCGGCAGCTTTCCGCGCAAAGGCAGCAGGCCCAGCGCGGCCCAGGGTTCTTCACAGTAGCTCCGGCACCTGTAGTCCATCGTGAAATCACGGGTACAGGGCTGCATGACCACCACTTCGGTATACCGTGTCGACGCCCATTCCAGCGCCGGTTGCGTCAAGTCGAACTTACCGGGATAAATGACCGGATTCCAGTAGCTGACCCAGGCCGCCGCATCCGCAAAGTCCTGGCTGATCACCACGTTGGGCTTTTCGCCGGTAGCGTCGAACAAATGCTTGAAGATCGGCAGCACGTTCAGCAAGTCACCGTACCGGCCTAAAACCAGGTAGCAGCGGATGCTGTACTTTATCTCTGGCGGGAAAGGCCCGACCTTGAACGGGTGAGTAATAAGTCCTATCCGGTAGCTTAAACGCTTCGTCTGAATCAGCGTAATCGAAGGCACAAACTGTTCCGCGAAGGTACGCTCATTTCCCTCAGCGTTGTAGCGGATCAGACCCAGCGCAGAGCGGAAAAAGGCGAAGCAGGCGGCATTGTCGTCCGGCTGCTCGACGCCGGAAGCGCTGCTGACCAGGTGGAGACTGTTGGTGACTGCCCGCATGTGAAAGTCGATGTAGTCGGGGTCGTACCAGTAGTTTGGCAGCCAGGGGAAGCACCACTCGGCCTGGGCCAGCTCCAGGGCGGCGTTCTTAAGCTCCTGGATGCTGCCGCCGGACTCCACCACCTTTACCTCCGGCGGCAGGCTTATGGCGCGTCCGCTGCCGTTGATGACGATCAAGCTTTTGAGCGGCCAGGTTTGCCGGATAAAGCAGAAGGCCGCGTTCATTGCGTTTTCCTTCAGGTCATCCGGTCCGATGACCATGAGTCCGTTTACCGAGGGTTGTTCAGGCCACGCCATAAGGGTATTCTCGCATCATGCTTAAACGCTGATTCTGGGTTAAGGCTCCGAAGTGGTGCAGCGGCTTTAGCCGCTCTGGATCGTACCACGGCATGTCTGCTATCCAGTTCGAGTCCAAAAAGGAAATCCGGCGGGCCACCGCAGGAAACTCGTTGAGCAGCCCCTTAATGGTGTTCTGCTCCCACTTAGGCCCTAAAGCCGCCCCGTAGCGGTCGTCGTCCTTGACGTCTCCGCACCGGCTAAGCGTAGGTAAAAACCAGTCGGTCCAGGCACACTTCTTAACCGCCAGCACGCAGGCGCACAGGCCGTTCCAGTCGGAGGCTCCCAGCAGGTCAAACTGAAGTTTGTCGCCCAAGTCGTCCACCAGCGCAAACGGACGAAGCAGCAGGCAGTCGGCGTCAATCCACACCGCCCAGTCCCCATCCTGTAAATCCGACAGCGTCGTTTGGAGGGCGGCTATTTTGTTCCAGGACGGATGCACCCCTGGGTCCAATAACTCCGTGTATACGTCCAAGCCAACACCCATGGCCGCCGCGTGCGTCCGCAGCGACTTGGCACACTGATCGCCCACCTGAGCGTAGCCCGCGTCGTATAGCGTAAGCAGCTTCACGTTCATAGCTCGGCAACTTCCGACCGAATAAGTCGGCTGCTGGCGCTTTCGTCCAGGTTGGTGTAGTCGCGGTGAATGCCTTCCCAGTAATCAAAGCGCATCTCCCGGCACTTGGTGTAGACCGCCATGCCGCGCAGGGTATGGTCATCCTTGCCGTGGTCCATGAAAACAGCTTCACCAACCCGTTTACAGCCAAAGGACGCGAAAGTTTCGTCCAGCCCCCTCAGATTAAAGAAAGTGCAACTGGTCGCGTCCCACGGCGACGTCGTGACCGGGCAGTGGATCAGCGGCTCGTCATTTGGCCCGTAGAATCCAGATTCCACGACAATGATGCCGCCGGTCTGGGTCGCGCCCACGACGGCAGATATGCCATTGATTGGATACCGCAGGTGGTACAGGACGCCCATGAACAGCACGGTGCGGAACTGGTTGTCCCGATCCAAGCTATACACGGACTTTTCCCGGATCGTCAGCTTGGACCCGCGTAGTTCGCGCATCAGGCCAATGCCTTCGCTGATGTTGTTATCAATGCCGGTGACTGGCTCGATGCCGTTGTCCTCCAGCCAAAAACTGAACATGCCGTCGCGACAGCCTATGTCGAGGGCCGGACCTTTAAGCAGCTTGCGCGCGTGCAAATCGTTCAGCTGCTCCTTGATCCAGTTCCAGGATTTCTCCAGTCCGAGACTGTGGCCGTGGGTGACGATGCTGGTGCCCGGCACTTCCATGGTGTGGTACCACTTAACCTTGTTCACTCTGACCCGCAGGGCTTCTTCGTTTAGGGTGTCCATGTGTCTTTAATGTTGTGTATTCCGGCGACCGCTCCGGCTACGAGCCTTCGCTTTTGGTAGTCGCGCTGGATAAAGCACTCGCCGTTAAAGGACAGCGCCTGGGTGACGGGCGAGAAGCGCTCCAGGTACTCCAGGCCGTAGGTCCGCGCCAGCTCCAGGCCGACGCGCATGTCCCAGGGCTTGTCGGTGTAGATTCCGCTTTTCCAGGCGGCAACCACTTCCTTGGTCCGGTAAATGGCGAAGCATCCGTTGGGAAACAGCGTCCACTGCTCGCGCGGCAGCCACTCGTCGCGCAGGGAGTAAATGTGGGCACCGGTCACCCGGTTATACTCGCGCACAATCAAGCGGCATATCGTGCGCACCCCGGGACCGGCAAATTGAGTGTGAAAGGGCACCGGGGTGCCTGCCAGCAAAAAGTCCGGGTTGTGGGCCAGCGCCTCGCGCAGCAGGCGCTCGTCCCAGGCCCCGCCTTTGACCCGGCAGTCGGGTTCAATGGGCATGAAAAACTCGGCGTCCAACTGTTCCGCCACTTTGATCACCTCGTTGAAAATACCAATGCCGGTAACGTGGGTGTTGGCTCCGCACCTGATCGGCTCGGCCAGCAGGTGCTGCGGCTGATAATCCGGGGTCTCGCTGACGTAATGCACCGGGAACGTCGGGGGATTGGCGCTTAAATTGCGGAAAAACACGTCATTGTGCCCGACTTCCGGCGGCGGCAGATAGCAGATACTGACCAGGCGCGGTTTACCGTGGATCAGGAGCGGAACGGAGGGCAGATCGGGCCGGGCCACGGAAAGGAAGGCTTCGCGGATGCTATTCTCCCACAGCGTAAGCTCGATCCAGGGACAATGAAAGACCACGTTCTCCACCCGGCCCGAGCATTCCCACTTGGGCCTTCCGAAGTGTATGGACGGCGTGTTGGTCGCCCGGTTCAGGTGCAAAATGGCCGTGTCGGCACAGACTAGCAGTTTCGCATTTTCCAGCAGCAGCAGAAAATCCGCAAAGTTGTCCAACCGTACCTCAGAAATGTCTACAACCGACCAGCCCCATTCCCGGCAGAGTTCGGCCAGCAACTTTTGCACCCAGGCAGCCTCAGCATCGGTCGGCGGCGAGGAATGGCTTTTTAAGCAGGTGACCACGTACGGCGAGTCGGGGTTGAACCGGTCGAACACCGCCGTCTCGGCGGTCGCGTTTCGACGGTCAAACACCAGCGGCAGCTTGCCCCACTGCTCCAGGTAGCCAAGCTTCTCCCACTGGGCTTTCAGAAAGTTAGCGCCGGTCTTGCGATTTTTAGACGTTCCAAAAAACATGCAGTTGGTCGCCTTAAGCCCGGTGCCCTCGACTTCCTTTACCGCCGATTCGGCGTCGTGAAGGCTGCCTTGAAACAACACTGGCTCCACGTAGCTTACCCGTTCCAGTATGGCGGCAAACTCCGGGCAGACCATCATTTTGGGCGCGATGCCGCTGCGCAGAAAGAGCGCCCGGCAAACCGGCAGCACGTTAATGATGTCACCGATGCGCCCCAAATTTACGATTACTGAGCCGTCCGGCTTGGGCGACGCGACCGTCAGCTTGGGCGCTTCCGCGTCTCGGACCTTGGTCTCCGACTTAACGTGGTGGGCCAGGACGCGGTCGGAATGCACCGCTACCGGGGTTCCCAACTGACCCAGAAACAGGTGCTCGTAGCCGTGGTCGTCATAACGAATCTTGCCCAGAGCTGCCTTGGCGTAGCCGCAGAAGCGCCGGTCCTGGCCATACAGCAGCACGTTTGCGCCGTTGGCTTTGCCCAGCAGGGTGTCGAGGTATTCAGGCGCATACCAGGCGTCCGGCAGCCAGTTAAAAATCCACTCGCCAGTGGCCAGCGCCAGCGCCTGGTTGCGCAATTCGCCGTAGGGCAGAGGGAGACCGACCACTTCCTGAATATCGGCGTTCGGCGGAGCCAGGGCGACACCGGTGCTGTTAACCACGATCAACTCTTTTACCGGCCAGGTCTGGCGAATAAAGCAGTAAATCGAGTTTAGCGCCGCGTCCCGTAAATCACAGGGGCGCACCACCATTACCGCCGAGACAAAACGATGTTCAGGCCATGCCATGCAGCTTTAGAACTGAATCAGCTGCCGGTTCGGAGTAGTTGCAGTCCCGACAGGTACCCATAGACCGCAAAGCTCATTTTTCCCGTGCTGTTGACCGCCGCCGAAACGGCCACGTAGTTCTGACCGGCTACAAAAGACGTAGCTGCCGTGTTGTTGACCGTGTGCAAGACAGGAGCACCGCCATTAACTCCAATGTAGACGCTGCTGGTGCCCGAGGCGGCTGCCGAATAGACGTACAGGGTGTAGCTGCCGGGCGGGATGTTGCGCAGGTTGAACGTGTTGGGCACGGACGGACCGCCTGCGTACGTGTTCAACATGGGATCAAAAGTGCTCTGGGTGCCTGCCGCCGATGTCAGCGGCGCAACCCGTTCCAAATAAACGACGCTCAGGCTGCGGTCGTAATTCAGCAGCGGAATCAGCGGAGCACTGGAAAACACCCAACCATACCCGTATCCGTAGCCGCAGGTATGGTCCACCGTTGCCGTATAACTGGCGGGAGTGTAGACATTCCAGTAGTCGCTGGCGGTTTTGCCGACCTGAGCCGGACCCTGCTTGAGACCCGTGCCGTTAAAATCGACATTGACCAGCAGCTGCGTCGCGTCCGGCGTAAAATAGCGCTTCCCGCCGACCAGGGTGGCTGCCGTGCCACCACTCAGATCGCGCGGCAGGACGTCAGGAGCGAACCGGATCATGTCGTACTGGCCCAGGACCTCGGCCCCATCTTGCACCAAAAAGGTTGGATTTAGCCGCAGAGGGTCCAACGGGACGGTGCCGACGAGCACTCCCATCCAGATTTGGCTGGTTTTCGGCGGTCCAACCAGCGCCCCGCGCGTAACGGGCTGCCCCGTGACCAGCCCGGTGGAAGCCAGGCCACTAAGCGTCACCAGCACGCCCAGGCCGCAGTCAATGGTGACGTTGGTGGCGTACGTGGCCAGCAGCACCGGGTCTTCCGTGTAAAACTCCGGGAGCGACGTCCATATCCGGCTGACCGTCCCCGTGGCCGGAGCGATGGCGCTCTCTCCCGCCGCCAGCTGCACGGTGATGCCCAGGTTGACGCTGCCCTCGGCGGTGTACGCGTACAGCAGGGTGGCTGACCGGGAAAACGGCGGTCGAAACTGGGTGACCAGGTTGATGACCGACTGCGAAAGGTTGCTCATGAGGGTATCGTCGGTGCGCCGTTAAAGTTGAGGGTGGACGTGTACCGTTCCACCGCTTCCGGGTAAAACGTGGCTTCCAGGGTCAGCAGCTGGGATTCGGTGTAATTCAGGTCCGACAGCTTGTACCCGGCGCACCAGCACTGCCGCAGCACCCACTTGGTGTGTTCCTCCATCTGAGGCAGGGTGGCTGCCGCCGTGGCGGACGGTGCGCCCTGCGGACCAGCGGGCGTGCTGGTGGCCGCGCCCTGGTTCGACTGCCTGGCCGCCTGCTGCTTCAGCAGGCTGTTGTACTTGGCCACCGCAGCGAGCTGGGCACCGTTTACCTGGCCGGTGGTCGTCGTGCCGCTCAGCCCCTGGACGATATTCTGCATGTTGCCGCGCAGCAAGCTGACGTTGATGTCGAACCGGCAAGTCGTGCTAAAATTGCTGTCCAGGGTGAAATATCCCTGGGGACTGAGGCCCGCAAACCCGCCGTAGCGTGCCCCGCGCCCCGCCCGCGTCAGCGCCACCCAGGCGTCCAGCAGGTCCGCCGTGTCACTGCGGTCGGTGCCCTCCCAGGTGTCCACCACAAAGGTGATTTTAGCGGCTTCCACCGGGTCGTCCCAGTTGGGCATGTTGTACGGCACCGAGTCCCGGCGGAACACTTCCGCCTTGAGCCTGACTTCAGGCAGGCTGACGCTGCGCACAAACTGGCGCAGCTGCGCGTTGAGCTTGACGTTGGCGGCGCTCTGGATGCCGCCCGCCGCCAGGGTCAGGTCCACCAGGAACAAGTCCGAGCGCTGCGGTTCCAGCACGCTGGACGTGTTGGCGTCCGTCTGCCGTCCCCAAAGGTTAACCAGGTTCTTATTATCAGCGTCACGCGACATTTGAGTAACTACCTTGAGCATGAACCTTAACTTTACGTATGCCGGAACGGTGGAGCTAAACCAGGACCCGCTGAAACTTGGCCGGTTGAAGGTTCGCGTCCCGCACGTCTATGGCACCAGCGCCACCGGCTCGGGCTACATCGGCACCGGCGACCTGCCATGGGCCATGCCAGCAGGCATGCCTGCCGGTGGCAGTGCCCTGAGCGGGGGCTTCTCCCAGATACCGGAGCCGGGCGATCCCGTCTGGGTTCGCTTCCTGGATGGGGAGCCGGAAAAGCCCATCTGGGAGTGGGGCATGCAAACCATGAACGGGGCGCAGAAACTGAAGCTGCACACCTATGACATCGGCACGCCCGTGGGCAAGCCCAACCGCACCGTCTGGACCCGCTACAGCCACGCCATCGAGATGAACGAGGGTTCGCTGATCGCCACCACCAGCGCCGGGTACCGCATTGTTCTGACCGACGACACCGAGGTCGGCTCTTCGGACGGCAACATCATGGTCACGACGCCCAACGGCAACTACTGCCAGTTCGACGATCTGGACGACACGGTCAAGTTCAACGTGCTCCAGGACCTGTACTTCAATGTCTACGAAGGCGTGACCGGCATCTCCAACAGCTTTTCCTGGCAGACCCTGGCCGATGACTTCAGTGTAGACAGCGGCGGCGGCATCGCCCTGACCGCTTTCGACAACATTGACATTTCCACCGTCGGCGACATCACCATCGACAGCCTGAGCGACCTGAACCTGACCACCGTCGGGGAAATGGTGCTGGGCTTCACCAACCTGACGCTGGGCATTGGGGCTACCCAGCAGGCCGTTTTGGGCAATTACCTGGTGGAATGGATCAATTCCCTGTTCGTCTGGCTGGCCGTTCACACGCACACCAGCAGCAATCCAGGGAACCCGACGTCGCCGCCCACGCAGCCCACGTCCTCGATCACCCCGGAGGCCACGCAGCTGCTTTCGCAGACCGTCACCGTGGCAGACTGAGTTTTGCGTTCTTAGTGGCCTATGGCTATTCGCACCAACCTGAAATCACTGGTCCCGCGCCGAGACGCGTACAAGCGGGAAATCACCCTGCTCTCGCGCGGCTACACCAGCCCCACGGCCTGGCCCGGCGGCAAATTGACCGTCTACCCCTGGGACAATGAAGTTGACGACTGGTTCGTGGAGAACGCCCGCAAGCTGACCAAGGAGGAGCTGATCTTTAGCCTGTTCGAGCGCTGCTGCAACCTCAACGGCGGCAGGCTGGACGATTTTGTCGCCGACGAGATCAACCTGATCCTGCTGGTGTCCCGGGCGCGCCTGGCCAACGACCATATTCGCTACACCTCCGTGTGTCCGCACTGCGGGGCCAAGAAGGACGAAACCATCGCCATTCCTGACGAGCTGGAGCCGGTGGGGGTCAAGGAGCCGGATTATCCCGGTTTCGATGTCATCACCCTGCCGGACGTCCAGGACGTCGTCAAGGTGCGCCCGCTGTTGGTCAAGGACGAGCGCGCCATCGTGGGCCGACCCACCGTGGAGCGCGCCCGGGTGCCTGACACACTGCTGCGCACCCTGATGCGGGTCGTCACCATCAACGACACCCGACCCGACGCGCTGGAAGAGCTGATCCAATGGTTTCGGGCGCTGTCGCCAGCGGATTCCAAATTTCTCGAAAAGGAGGGCCGCCGCATCACGCCGCATCTGAACACCGCCGTGCCACACAAGTGCGACGAGTGCCTGAAGACCTTCGACCACGTGCTGGACCTGGGTCAGGAGTTTTTTCGTTGAGGCGGCTTATATTAGCCGCCAAGACCGCTGGAGAACCCTGTTTGAACTGGCCTGGGATGGCAAGGGCCTGACGCTGGAGCTAAGCCGCGTGCCCGACGACATCCTGCGCCAGATGGTCCACTGGCGCAACGAAAAAGTAGAGCAGGAAAACGAGAGAAACTCGAAATTGCGATGATCAGCGCAGCCCGAGAAAATGAGCTGATATGTTGCGAATCCATGTTTTGAATTCGTCTACACTCATTGTGTTTTTGGCATAATTGCACACTTTGCACGCGGGCACGCAGTTGCTGACAGTGTAGCCAGAGCCAGAATCCAGACGATCAATACCGTTGTATACAAAATCTACGATTGATGTACGAGTACGGTACGACTTTGACGGCGGCGCTCCGCAGTAAAAACATTTTTCAGCTACGACGCGCTTAAATTCATCCGGGGTCAAAACCCACGCTATACCCCGGTTCACCGCCTGTCTTTTGACTTGACCGTAGACTGCGTTAAACGAGGCGGTACCAGGAGGTAACGACCATGCTCGTTTTGCCGCCGCTACCCTGTTCTTGATCCCCACACAGCCGCAGCTGATGGTTCCTCCGCATTTTAACGATTTTACCGCTATTGACTTTTTCTTGCCGCACGCGCAGACACAGATGACGCGTCGTTCAACTGTACTTCCATTGCGCTGCGCAGTTTCAAAAGGTTTAATATCATAGCCAATCACCGTAAGCTGTCCGAACTTTAAGCCTGTTGGATACGTAGACTTGAACCTGTCAGTTGCGCACCCAGCAAAACTACAGCCGCAGCTTTTAACTGTTCGAGCCATGAGTCTGTGCGGCCTTTCCCTAATTATATTGCCGCAGTCACAGCGACAAACGAGCATCCAAAAATACGGAGGTTTGCCGTATTTTTCGTAGCCTTTGACGACTAGCTTTCCTGTTCTAGTGCCTGGTGGAAATTTATTTTTAAGCACCGTTAGCTTTTTCATACCAGTACCTACACATGATAACAGCCTGCTTTGACGCAAATAGTATTTTTGCCCGGTCCTGGTACGCCGCCGAGCGCAGCGGCGGGGAACCGCTGGACGCGGTCAGTCTGATGGTGCGCTCACTGCTGATCCTGCTGAATCCCGACATCGACAAACTTGGGGTGTACGTAGACCGGACCCTGTTCGGCTGGGACCCCAAAAACATTTCCAGCAACAAGGGCCGAGAAACCAAACCAAAGGTATATCATGACACCAAGGAAGCCGTTAAAGATGTTCTGGCGTTCCTCTTTGGAACTGTCAACTTTGAACACGACCAGTACGAGGCAGATAGCGTCGTGGCGACCGCCGCAGTACGCGCCGCCCAAACGGACGACGTTTACGTGGTCTCAGGCGACAAGGACCTGCAACAGCTCCAGCGAGGGAACATCCATTACTATTGCCTGAACACCAAGACCATCCTTTCACCGGACTACATCCGGCGGAAGTGGGGCGTGGCCCGGGCCAGCCAGGTGGCTCTGGTCCAGGCCATCACCGGCGACCCGGTGGACAACATCAAGGGCGTTCACGGCTGGGGTCCAAAAAAGTGCCGCGAGCTGTTCCGTAAGGTAAATCCCGACATGACGTTCGAGGAGGCCAAGGCGGCCCTGCTGAGCCAGATGCAGCCGGAGCATCAGGAGCAGTTCCTGGCGTGCCTGGAGCTGACCCGCTTAAAAACCAACGTCCCGGATGTACCTGATCCGGGACGTTTGCAGCTGGCTCCCGTGGCGGAAGCCAAATCGCTCGGTATCCCCAACATCGGCCTGTTGTACAGCCGCGTCTACGAGGAGTACCAGACTAGACGGCGATGAGCGGCAG